GCCAAAAGCATTTCCTTCCGCAGGCAGAATCAATGCAACAATGCATTTGCAACAATGCAGCTAACTCGAGTTAGCCACTTCTTGTTAAGAATCCCGATTAGCTAACTTGCGGCTAACTTTGGGGCTTTAGAGGTGGCGGGCACTGGCCCCTGCACTTCCTCTTTTCTAACTATTAGTCTAGCTGGTCACGGCCATCGCGTCCAGAGTTTTTGTCAAGATTTTTCCGGGGGTAGGTCCTTAGCGATCTAGCTCCCTAACATTTTCCTTCTATATAACATGGGGCGTTTCTATTGCGTTGATTCCTTAAGGGGAGTGCAATGGGCAACGACCGACATTTGGCTCTCCCCCCGGGAGTTTATGGCGGGGATGTAATTATAGACGTTGATGGTAATGGTCTAGTCGTTCATGGCATTGAGGGTCTAGTCCACGTATTCATGGGTCCCAATGAGGGTCGTTCTCTAAAACCGAAGGACGCACGCGCTCTCGCCCAAACGATTCTTGAGGCGGCGGATATGATGGAGTTGTTCCCGCCGGCTCGGACGGACGACGAGGCGGTAGGGGATGCGGCTCGTCGGACTAAGTGGGCGCATGCGGGGGCGGTACAGAAGAAACGCATCCACGATAAGAAGAATGGCTTGCAGCGATGACGATGCAGCCCGGTCCGGTTGAGCGCGCCGTTTCTTCGGATTTAGCGGAGCGCGCATCGTCGGGGTTGGGCCAGGCCGCGTTGGTGCTGGCGCGCGAGTTGGACCGGTCAGAGGATGCGTCTATGGCGACGGTCGCCCGGGAACTCCGGTTGTTGTTGGTGGAGATTGACCGACTAGTGCCGGCGGAAAGCAGGAGTGACCTTGACGACCTTCGCGCCCGCCGCGCAGCGCGTGAGGCTTCGGGGTAGCACCCGGCCGAATCTGGTGTCGGTGCCACGCCATGTGAGGTCGTCGCAGGGTCAGGACGCGGTCGATCTAGCCCGCATGGCTGGTTTGCGGCTGGACGAGTGGCAGCAGTACGTGCTGGCGCAGGGACTGGCTGAGGAGCGCTGCAACCATTGGGCGGCGTTCGAAGTTGCGTTGATCGTGTCAAGGCAGAACGGTAAGGGCGCTGTGATCGAGGCTCGCGAGCTGGCCGGGTTGTTCCTGCTGGGCGAAGAGTTGATCGTCCATTCAGCTCACGAATTTAAAACCGCAAGCGAGGGCTTCCTCCGAATCTTGCGGTTGATCCAGGACTGTCCGAGTCTTGATCGCGAGGTTAGTAAGGTTCGGACGCAGCACGGCGCCGAGGCGATCGAGCTGCGATCGGGGGCGCGGCTGAAGTTTCTTGCGCGTACGGGCGGCAGCGGCCGTGGTTTCACCGGCGATTGTGTGATTTTGGATGAGGCGCACAATCTTGACGACGAGAATATGGCCGCATTGTTGCCAACATTGTCGACGCGGCCTAATGCGCAGGTCTGGTACTTCTCGACGGCGGGTATGCCGACATCGACACAGTTGGGTGCGGTGCGGAAGCGTGGGCTTGCCGGGGACGATCCGTCGCTAGCGTTTTTTGAGTGGAGCGCAAGTCCGGACGATGATCCGGCCGCGCTAGAGACGTGGGCGAAGACGAATCCGGCGATGAACCTGCCGGGTCACGGGATTTCGCAGGAGTACATCGCGCGTGAGCGGGCCGCACTTGCGCCGCACATTTTCGCGCGGGAACGTTTGGGGATCGGCCAGTATCCAACCGATAAGGCGAATGCGTGGCAGGTTATTCGTAAAGACGATTGGGATCGTGGCCGCGATACGCGTTCGCAGGCCGGCCCGGGGGTTGCGTTCGCGGTTGATGTGACGCCGGACCGTTCGTCGGCGGTGATCGGTGTGGCGAGCAAACGTAGTGACGGACTGCTGCATGTTGAGGTTGCGATGCGCGATCGTGGCACGGCGTGGGTTGTGAAAGAGATCGCGCGTATGGCTGACGAGTATGATCCGACAGCCGTGGTGATTGATCCCGGTTCGCCGGCCGGCTCGCTGATCGACGAGGTTGAGGCTGCGGGGGTTGTGGTCACGCGCACTACGGCGCGGGATGTGGCGCAGGCGTGCGGGCAACTGTTTGATGCGGCGACGGACACGAAGACGCTTCGTCATCTAGGTCAGGACAGTCTTGACGCGGCGATAGCAGGTGCGCAGCAGCGTCGGGTGGCGGACGCGTGGGCGTGGGACCGTCAGGCGCTAACCGTCGATATCAGCCCTTTGGTGGCGGTGACGTTGGCCGCGTGGGGGTTAGAAGCGGATATGCTCGCACCGGACGATGTGGGGATTTATTGATGGCGCGGGCGTGGGCGCTCGACGGCGATTGTCGCGACGTGTTAGCAGGGGCGCCAGTTGATTCGGTAGACGCTGTGGTGACCGATCCGCCGTACGAGTTGGCGTTTATGGGGAAGCAGTGGGACGGGTCGGGTATCGCGAACGATTCGAAAGTGTGGCAGCAATGCCTACGAGTACTGAAACCGGGCGGATATCTGTTAGCGTTCGGCGGGACGCGTACGTATCACCGGATGGTGTGCGCGGTTGAGGATGCAGGCTTCGAGATTCGAGACTCGATTCATTGGGTGTATGGGTCGGGATTCCCAAAATCGCAGGACGTGGGTAAGGCACTCGATAGGCGTCCGGGGGTCGGCTCTCAGAGGGCGTTCGCTGAACATCTGTCGGAGCGAAGGCACGCAAAGGGACTTTCGCGGGCGGATGTAGCTGAGCGGGTCGTCGGAGCAAGGGCTAACGCTAGCGCGTGTTGGAATTGGGAGCATCACCAGTTTCCGCAGTATAGGTGGTGGCAGCCGTTGCAGGAGTTGTTGGGGCTCGATCCATTGTGGGGCGACGTTCTCCGTAATGCAGAGCGGGAAGTAGTGGCTGGTCGACAGAGGTCGACGACGACGTCTTGGCTTGCTAGTGGTATTGGGGACCCGGGGACTATTACCGCACCGGCTACGGATGCGGCGAAGTGTTGGCAGGGTTGGGGTACGGCGTTGAAACCGGCGCACGAGCCGATTGTGGTGGCGCGTAAGCCGTTGTGGGGGACGGTGGCTGCGAATGTGCTGCGGTACGGCACGGGTGCGATCAACGTGGACGGGTGCCGGGTCGGTAAGACGACCACGCAGGGTCGTTGGCCGTCGAATCTTATCCTCACCCACGACCCAGACTGCGCGGACGCGTGCGTGGACGCGTGCGCGGTACGGGAAATGGACGGGCAAAGCGGAAATCGTCCAGCGGGTAACTACCCGGCTATGACATCACAACGCCAGGTCTACGGTGGGCTTGATGGCTATAAGGATCCGCATGGCCCTCGAAGTATGGGGGATTCGGGTGGCGCCTCGCGTTTCTTCCCCGTATTCCGTTACACGGCGAAGGCAAGCCGTAAGGAACGTCCGCAGGTTGAGGGCGTCTCACCACATCCGACGGTAAAGCCGTTGGAGCTGATGCGGTGGCTGGTCCGGCTGGTCACCCCGCCCGGCGGCGTGGTCTTGGACCCGTTCACTGGCAGTGGGACTACGTTGGAAGCCGCTGTGTTGGAAGGTTTCGATTCGATCGGCATTGAGCTGATGCCCGAGTATCGTTCGTTGATCGAGGCGCGGCTGGAACGTTGTGGGATTCTGGTGGATGCGTGATGGCGTTGTACAGGTATGCGGCGACGGTGGTGTCCGTCCACGATGGTGACACGTTCACGGCTAGTGTCGATCTCGGCTTCGATCTGGCGTTCCGCACGGCGGTGCGTTTAAACGGGTGTAACGCGCGCGAGTTGGCCGCGCCGGGCGGCGCCGAGGCGCGGGACAACCTTCGTGCGTTGCTGCCCGTCGGCCAGCCGGTTGTGTTGACGAGTGTGAACTGGGATAAATACGGCGGCCGGGTCGACGCGGACGTCGAATTAGCAGGTGCTGATCTCGTCACGGAGTTGGTCGCGGCGAATTGGGCGGCTAGGTGGGCTGATAAGGGGGCTAAGGCGCTCCCGCCGTGGCCAAGGCCGGCAACGTAGATGGTTCGTCGGTGTCGGACGTGCGGTGACACTCTGCCGGATCATGCGCCGGGATGTCCGGATGATGTGGAGCGTCGCTGATGGCGAAGACGCGGGGAACAACGACCGAGCGCGGTCTCGGCAATGAACATCAGAAGGAACGGCGCCGGCTACTGCCCCTAGCACATTTTCAGCCGTGCCCGCTGTGTGGGCAGACGATGTGGCCGGAACAGCAGCTCGATCTCGATCATGTTGTGCCGCGGGCGTTCGGCGGTTCGACAGAGGTCGAGGGCGGCCGTGTGACGCATGCATCCTGCAATAGGGCTGAGGGGCCGCGGATACGGCGCGCGTTGCGGCATCAGTGGGCTATTACGGGTACTTCAGAGATCAGGTCGAGACGTTGGTGAGTAAACGGTGCGTGCTCAGGGCGCGCCGTGGGCCGGTAATGTTCCGAGATGTTCGGAGCGTTGGACGGCGTGTGGTGTATGTGGCGAGAAGCCCGGGCCCGATGCAGGTACGAGCGCGATTGAGGAGAAACAGATGGCGTTGACCGAGAAGCAGGTACGGAACGGTCTTCCCGGCGAGGTCCCGGCGGGCGGGCATGTGTCGCAGCCGGGTCCGTCGTCGGATGTGTCGGCGGTGAAGGGTGCAGCCGAAACGTACGGTGGTGCGCTCGCGGCGACGGGTCGGCAGCCTTTCACTGGCGACACCGCCGGCAGTGGGGGTTACTCCGTCGTCGATTGGGATGACAACGTCGCCGTGACTGAAGGTGCGGGAGAAGCCTGATGACCGTCTATGTGCCGGTTGACGACTTGGGGATTTTCATGTCGGCGGCTGACAAGAGTACGTATCAGGATGCGGTTGTTGCGGCAACGAATCCGGACGACAGGGAGGCTGCGGGTGCCACGTTCCTGGATCGTGCGGACGGTCATTGGGGGACGGTGAAATCATGAGTCAGGACATCACGCAGACGAACACGGACTGCACGGGTGAGTGTGCGGTTGCGATGGGTGATGCGGGCACGTCCGACACGACGTGTTGCGGGACGCAGGATATGGCTAGCCCGTCGATCCCCGGGATGCCGGGCATGTGATGGCCGATCTGACTGCGAAGAAGCGGAAAGCCCTCGCCGATCAGACGTTCGCCATTCCGGCCGAACGGAAATATCCGATTCCGGATCGACGTCACGCCGCGAATGCGCTGGCGCGTGTCGCCCAGGTCGGCACGCCGGCCGAACAGGCCCAGGTGAAAGCTGCGGTGAAGAAGAAGTATCCGGATATGCCGTCAGTGCAGGATTAGCATGGGATGGGTCTCGTTCAAGAACGAAGTTATCGCTCGACTAACAAAGATAGAGGCTAAAATGGCTGATCTTGCTACCGCTGTTGCCGATCTTGGCGCCGCTGTGACCAAACTGACTAGCGTAATCGGAACTCAAGTAGCGTCGCTTCGGGATGCGCTTACTGCTGTGAACACGGGCTCTTGTTGCAGCACAGGCTACGGATAGTGCGGATGCGGCAACGATCGCACAGTTGCAGGCTGATGCGCAGGCACAGGTTGTGGTCGCGCAGACTGCAGCAGACGCGATTGAGACCAACGTCGATCAGATTAACGTTGTGACGGCTGCGCCGCCGACTCCTACCGCGTAGATGGGTTGAGTCCGATGGGCGCACCGCCAAGCAAAGGAACCGCTAGGGACGGCAGACTTGCATCTAATCAAGGGTCGAAAAAGCCCACCGGTGGAAAGTCTGCCAGCGGAAAAGCCGCCGCGAAGGGTGCGGCGGGCAAGAGCGGCGGCAAGTCGACGCCTCCGCGCATGGGTAAAGGCGGCTACTAGCCCGATCGCGCAACTCGTCTACGCGGCTGCGCTGGCTGTCGGTGGCGCGTGGCTGATCGCACTGTGGGCGGTCGGGCTGGTCCTCATTCTGTTCGCCGGGCTGCTCGGGGTGGACGCAGTACTGCGGGATGGACGGCCGGCGAACAAGGCCGATGAGATGAAGACGCGGCACGAGGAGATTTTGGACAGGTGGCGGGAGGCTAAATGACGAGGCTTCTTGACCGCCTGGAGACTCGCTACCGCAGCCAGGGCTATTACGAGGGCATGGCCTCCGGCGGCGCCGTAATGATGACCTACGGTATGGACTCCAACCGTGAGACGAGCGCCCAGCAGATCGCCCAGCAATGCCGCGAAGCGTATCAAACGAACGGGATCGTCTTCGCCGTCATCTTGGCCAGGATGATGTTGTTCAGCGAGGCCACCTTCCAATTCCGCAGTAAAGCTGACAAACGGCTATACGGTAACACGAGCCTGACCATTCTGGAGCATCCAGCGCCGAACCAGACGACTGGTGAGCTGCTGGCGCGGATGGAGCAGGACGTTTCGTTGTCCGGTAACTCGTTCATTTGGAAGGCCGAGGATGACCTGCTCGTCCGGTTGCCGCCAGATGAGATCACGATCGTGTCGCGTAAGGTTCCGGCGCCGATGGGCGGCGAATACCGGGAGATCGTTGGCTACGACTGGGATCCACGTAACCCTACGCCCGGCCTGCCCAATCCGAACACGGGGCATTTGTTCACGGTCGACGAGATCGCGCACTGGTCGCCGTACCCCGACCCGCAGGCGAACTTCCGCGGGATGAGCTGGCTGACGCCGATCATTCGCGAGGTCATGGCCGACAGTGGCATGACCCAATACAAGAGCGCCTACCTAGACCATGCGGCAACTCCGAACATGATCGTGAAGTATGCCCAGAAGCTGCGTCCGGACACGGTCGACCGCGTTGTCGAGCGATTCCAAGAGCGGTTCGGCGGGGTTGAGAATGCCTGGCGACCCATCGTCCTCGACCAGGGTAGCGACGCGACAGTCGTCGGTAACACGCTCGGTCAGTTGGACTTTAAGACTGTGCAGGGCGCCGGCGAGACGCGTATAGCTGCCGCAGGCGGAGTCCCACCCATTGTCGTCGGTCTGTCCGAGGGTTTGGCCAGCGCCACCTACAGCAACTACCAGACGGCGATGCGTCGATTCTCCGACCTGACGATGCGACCATTGTGGCGGTCCGTATGTGCGGCCCTCGAAAAGTTTGTTCCCGGCGCCAAGCCCGCAGGGGTGTCTCTTTGGTATGACACGAAGGACATCGCAGCACTGCGGCAGTCTGAGATCGAGATCGCGCAGGTAATGCAAGTTCATGGCGCTACGCTGCTGACGCTGTGCAACTCTGGTTTCACTCGCGAGTCGTCGATCGCTGCGATCGTCGCGAATGACCTGACGTTGCTGAGGCCAGAGGCAGGCGTGCCACCGGCAGGCGTTCACGTGGCCGTCGCCGCTCGTGAGACGGGCACAACAACGGGCGAAGCCGTTCTCCCGCCGATACCGGGCGATGTTGTTCCTGGAACGGCTCCGCCGGATCAGAAGATTCCTTCTAGTGCGAAACCTCAAACAGCCGCAACCAAGATACCAATGCCACCCGCGATGGCTGGCAGGCCATCAGGCAAGCCATCGAGTAACAACGGAGGTCGGTCATGACGTACACCAGGGCGTTCGCACTGGATGACATTGCGATCAAGTCGGGTGGCGATGGCCGGACCGTCGAAGCCTACGCGGCAGTGTTCGACGCGCCAGCACAAGTCATCGACCAAGATGGAATGTATGAGGAAGTTCTAGCGCCGGACGTGTTCAACCGGGCGCTAGGACTGTCCAGACGGTCGGCAGGCGGCTGGAACATCCCGGTCATGTACAACCACGGGCAGACCATCTACGGGACTGCCAGCGACCGTCACAGCGTCCCCATCGGCGTACCAGAGGACATTCGCGCCGAACCTAAAGGCCTGTACACACGGACCCGATTCCACAAGACCCCGGCCGCCGACGAGGTACTCGAAGCGATCCGCGAGGGCTCGATCAGGGCCTACAGCTTCGCCGGCGACTTCAAAAAGAGTGAACCGGCAGTCCCCCGCGGCGGATTTCGCGCTGACATCGCGGGCCGCCTCCAACGAGTGCGTCGCCTCGCCTCATCCCTACGCGAATACGGGCCCACGCCGTTCCCCGTCTACGCAGGCGCTGAAGTCGTGGGTGTTCGCGCTGAGCAGGCCGCCATGCTCCTCAACCGGCTCCCACCCGACGAATTTGCACGACTGCTAGAAATGGCACGCAGTGGCACTCATCTACCAGCCACCGAGGCACTAGATGACCAGCCTGATGAGGTCCGCTCCCGTATGGAGCCCGCCTCTGCCGTGGACCAGCCACCGGCCGAAGAGCCGGAGCACTCCGAACGGCGGCAGCTAACACCACGCGAAGCAATCTGCGCGCGTAGAGCGACGTGGATCATCAGACAAAGGATGGAAGACCATCATGCCAGCACCGGATGAGGAAAGGCCGACCAACAACCTGCGGCGCGGCCTTCAGCAGATCGAAGACCGTCAGCGGGCCATCACCCAAGAACTCACTCGCATCGGCGAAATCCAAGAGCCCACCGACATGGACGTCGCGTGGCAGGAGACGCTCATCACCGAATATGACAGCAACGAAGTGCTTGCCGGCCCGCTCCGCAAGCGTGCAGCCGACCTCAAGCGCATCGCCGCCGCCCACGTCGTCGCCGACAATCGTGAGCCCGCAACCGACGACACGCCGGCAGAGTCCTACCGTGCGCGCGTTGGCTCGCCCGACCTGCTGATCGGCCGCGACAAGCGTGACCCGCTCAGCGACATGGAACGCGTCCGCGGCAACCTCGTGTCCAGTCGTGAACTGCGCACGCGGGCGCTCGACCTTATTGAGCGCGACCACCGTGATCAGCACCGGCACTTCCCCGATGAGCACGCCGAAGCGGCCAGTGTCCGCGCCGACCTGCCCGGCATCGCCCGGCACATTCTCCTCACCGGCAGCGACGAATACGCGAAAGCGTTCGCCGACTACCTGGAGAAGCCCGAAGAGTATGAGCCCAGCCTCCGTTCCATCAACCTGACCAACGCGTCCGGTGGGTATCTGCTCCCATACATCCTCGACCCGACGATCATCCTCACCAACGCTGCGTCGGCCAACCCGTTCCGGCGCTTGGCCCGGGTCGTTCAGACCACGAGCAACGCATGGCAGGGCGTCAACAGCGCCGGTGTGACCGCGGCATGGACCACAGAAGGTGCGACCGCAGCCGACTCGTGGACCGGCGACCTCGGCCAGATTCAGGTCAAGCCCCAGAAGGCTGCAGCCTGGGTGTACGGCTCGTACGAAGCACTCGACGATGAGGACTTCGGCACTCAGCTGCCGCGGCTTCTCAGCGACGCGAAAGACCGCCTCGAATCGGCCGCATTCTCGACCGGATCCGGCACAAACCAGCCGCTCGGGTTCATCCCCGGCGGGTTCAACGCAGCCGGCACCAACGCATGGGCGCCCGGCGGGTCCGCACTCGCCGCCACCGGCACCGCAGTCACCGGTACGGCAACGTTTGCGCCGTCGGACCTGTACAACCTGCAGGCGTCGCTGCCCCCGCGGTTCCGCAACTCGCCGAGCGCGGCGTGGGTCGCATCACTCAACTACATCAACAAACTCCGTCAGATCGACGTCTACGGCGGTAGCTCGTTCTGGGCCAACTTCGGCAGCGACACGCCGGAGCAGCTCCTCGGCAAGCCCATCTACGAAGCGTCTGACATGAGCACCACCATGACCGGCGTAACCGGCTCCGGTGGCGTTGCAGTCGCATACGCCGACTGGAACCAGTTCATCATCTGCGACCGTGTGGGCGTAAGCATGCTGTACGACCCAATGGTCAAGGGATCGGGCACGTTCTTGCCCAGCGGCAATGCAGGATGGTATATGTTCTGGCGTACTTCCTCGACCACAGGGACTACGGCGGCTTTCAGATACTTGGTCAACGGATCGGCTTCGCACTAAAGTTGCAGGTCAGAGGTTCACGGGGACGCCCTCTAAGTGGTTCAACCCATTCAGAGGGCGTTACCCTTAGAACATATACCAGCCAGGCGAATCTGCTAGAATAGCTAGCATGAGTCCACGACAGTGCAGTATCGAAGGATGCGGTAGGTCCCATAACGCGCACGGGCTGTGCAACACGCACAACCATCGGCGCAAGGCGGGCTTAGACATGATGACGCCGGTTCGTGAGTACGAGCGCGGTGATCGTATCTGCAAGATCGAAGGATGCGGCAAGACTAGGGACTGCCACGGCACCTACTGCCAGATGCATCAGAAGCGGCAGAGTCGTCACGGTGACGTGGGCGAAACTGAGCGGGAACGGTCGGTCGCCGGGCAGTCCGTGTGGGATACGCCGGCATACCGGCGGAGATACCTGCTGCTGACGACCTACGGCATGACATCTGATGAGTACGACCGCATGCTGGCGAGTCAGGACGGCAAGTGTGCGATCTGCGGAACGGATGACCCGCAGTCGGCCCGCAATAACGTGTGGAACGTCGACCACGACCACGACACGGGGGAAGTGCGGGGGTTGCTCTGCTCGCCTTGCAACCGGGGCATGGGGCTGCTTCAGGACAACCCGAAGGTCATAGAGAAGGTTCTCCAGTATCTACAGCGACCGCGTCTATCGCTCGTGAAGGACGCCTAACTTCCCACGTTCGCCGGAGCCCGCCGCTTCCCATGTTTCCGGCGGGCTCCGGTTTCCATGTGGCATCCTGTACGTATGATCGTGCATTATTACCATGCGTACCTGGTGGGGGAATGGCGCCCCGTTCTGGTCCGGCACCTCGATGTCCTGGTGGACAGCGGGCTATCTGAGCGACTAGACCGCCCGCTGCAACTGGGACTTGTCGGGCCAGCCGAGTTGAGGCGTCAGGCGGCAGAGACCTGCGCGGGTCGCGTCCCGACTGAGGTTGTCGCTGAGGCTGACAAGGGTTGGGAGCAGGTTACGCTGGGTGTTTTGCACGCCGCCGCGGCCACGTTCGACCCTGCGGACGGCGTGCTCTATGCGCACACTAAAGGTGTTTCGAACGGCCGCTGTGACGTGTGGCGCGAGAATATTACGCGGGGTGTGGTCGCAGGCTGGCGCGAATGTGTTCGGCAGCTTAGCGAACACGAGGCGGTCGGATGTTATTGGTTGCCGCGGACGGTGGGGTCGTTCTTTGCGGGTAACTTCTGGTGGGCGAGAGCGAGTCTTCTGCGACGGATGGCGCCGCCGGGCAATAGCTATCGGCTGCTAGCTGAGTCGTGGATGAATACGGCGTTCCCGGATGTTTACGATATGGCGGCAGGCTGGCCGTTGGAGTTCTATGACGGTGAGCCGCCGGAGCAACGCAGTGTCGGCTTGTGAACATGGGAGATGTGTTGGCACAGTTACCAGCTTTCACGCAGACGGCCCCCGCGCCTCCGTCGGCGAAGAAGAACAGTCTGCGGACGATCGCGCAGACGGCGGTGCAGCGGCATGGCGCGTTGCAGAAGCCGAGTGAGTTGGCCGGGTTTCTGGCGGTGCTGGTGGATATGAGTCCGAAGCCGCGCATCATGGTGGAGATCGGCTGTGATGCGGGTGGGACGTTGTGGGCGTGGCGGCAGATCGGTGTCCCGCGTGTGATCGGGATTGAGGGGCCACAGACGCACGGTGAGGATAATCCGTGGGGTACGGAGAATCTGCTGGTGGACCACGGCTGTGAGGTTATTCGCGGTGATTCGCACGCGGACGAGACGCGTACGGCGCTGTCCGACCTTTTAGGTGGCGAGCCGATCGATGTGCTGTTCATCGACGGTGATCACACGTATGAGGGCGTGAAGCAGGATTTTCTGATGTACGCGCCGATGGTCGCGAACGAGGGCATGATCGTGTTTCACGATGTGTCGCCGCATCCGAATCATCCTGGGGTGGGTGTGCAGAAGTTCTGGCAGCAGGTGAACGGTGATAAGGACGAGATTTTGAATGCGCCGGATACGTGGGGTGGGATCGGGTTTGTTCGGCAGTGGCCTGATGAGCCTGTGACGATTGTGAGGCGTTGACATGGCGAGCGGGAACTTCGACCCAGAAAGCAACGTCGGCGTAGACGCTGTCGGGGTGTTCTTCTTCAACTCGTCGCTACCGGGGTCTACAACGTGGGAGGACGGCGGGAAAGACTACCTGCCGATTCATTTCACTACGGTTGCGGCCCGCGATGCGTGCGCGGCGGCACTGTCGGCAGCTACGCCAGGCCCTGCACGTAGGGCTGTCATAGCGAACTATCTTGATCACACTACCGGTGGGAACTGGGGAACGATGGGGACGGCACTGTGACGCAGAGAATGTTGACGATCGCGGGCATGGCGCATGCGCCCGACGGGTCGGGATACTACCGTTTCTATCTGCCGTTCCGGTGGTTGGCGGATAAGTCGGAGCATATGTGTGGAATGCCGCCGATCGGGCAGCAGTGGTCACCGAGCGATGCAGAGCTGTCGCAGATTGATGTGCTGGCGATGCAGAGGCCGGCTGGTAAGCCGGGTGTGCGTCAGATGGAGCAGTTGCAGGGTAAGGCAGCGCTCGTCTACGAGACTGACGACGACATGTTGCAGGTCGATCCGTCGGGGCTGCCGCACTTGTATGACGAGAAGATGCGGGGGACGATCCGCCGCTGTATCCGCCTGGCGGACATGGTGACGGTGTCGACGCCGTATCTGGCGGAGCAGGTCGAAGAACTTAACGATAACGTTGTGGTGTTGCAAAATCACGTTAACGGCGAGTTGATTTCCGAGTCGGAACGTTGGCAGAAGGAACTGCCGGAGGATCGTCCGCTTACTGTCGGCTGGCAGGGTGGTACGTCGCATCTGATGGACATGGTGACGGTGGCTGATCCGCTGCGTCGTGTCCTTGAAGATAATCCGGCTGTGCAGATGCATTTCGCCGGTTTCGACTATAGCCCGCTGGTGAAGCGTACATGTCGGTGGTCTACGTGGCAGCAGGACGTGTGGGATCACTATAAGGGTACGTCCCATTTTGATATTGCGATTGCGCCGTTGGCCGACCATCCGTTCAACCGCTCGAAGTCGCATCTTAAGGCGCTTGAGGCGGCGGCGATGGGTATTCCGATTGTCGCTTCTGATTCGCTGCCATATCGAGATTTCGTCATCGACGGGGTGACGGGGTTCTTGGTGAAGACTGAGGACGAGTGGTACGCGCAGATTGACGCGCTGATCCACGATGCGGATATGCGTGCGGAGATGGGCGCGAAGGGTCGCGAGGTCGCTCGTGGCTGGACTATGCAGGACACAGGCTGGCGGCTCTGGGAGTCCGCCTACGAGTCGGTAGGAGGCTGACACCCAGTGGGATACGCAGTCGAGTTGGAATGCCCGCAGACGGTAGTAGGGGAGCATAGCGAGGTGCTCTACAGGTCTGGCGACAGGCTTCCCGTCGACCATCCGGATGCGGTTGGTTGGGTTCCGGTCATCGTCGAAGTTGATGACTCCCCGCCTCCGCCCCCTCAAGTCCAGACACCCGTTGCGACGAAAACAACCACGGCGGCCCCCGCCGCAAAGACAGGAGTGAAGTCACATGAGTGAGATCGGGTTCGGCACTGACGGTATGGGTCTGCATGTTGGAATGGCCCCGTGGCAGGAAGCCGGACGTGAGACCGGTGGGATCACTGTCGCGCGGTGGGATGAGGACGCGACGTCCTGGGCGTCGCGGAAGATGGGCGGCGAGCAGGCCGGCCGTCGGGGGTTCGTCCCGCCCAACGATGTGATGTTCCGCCAGCTCGGCATTAAGCCGTATTCGGTGACTGTGTCGCTTCCTCATGAGCACAACCTGTTCACGACCGGTGGCTGGAACCGGGTTTTGAGTTTGGCTATCGCCACGGGTACTGGCGGCGGCAACTCGTCGTGGGGAAGTGCGAGCTGCCGGATCGGTGTCGGCACAGCATCCGCGGCGGCGTCTGCGTCGCAAGTTGACCTAAGTGCGGCGACCGGCCCGACCGGGCGGTTCTTCAACATGGTCACCGGCTCGGGCATCATTGCGGCCGGCACCGCCACGCAGCGGCTTTCGTTTACTGCGACCTTCGCGACGGGTGACGCCAACTTTGTGTGGGCCGAATGGGGTATCGACCAGGGTGTCGCAGGTTCGGGCACGGCCGCTGCCACTACGCCGCTGTTGAACCGTGCGGTGTCGGCGCAGGGCACGAAAGTCTCAGGACAAACGTGGACGGCTACAGCAGCGCTCGACTTCACGTAAACGATCTTGTAACAGATGCGATCGCTGTCTCGGCGTGATTTTCTCGGCGCGGGAGGTGTCGTTCTGGCGATGGATAACGCGCAAGCGCAGCCGTCGCCAGTTAGACCGAAGCCGAAACCTGTGGCTCTCGCCGGCGGGTACCGCGGCGGGTACCTTAAAGGATATAGGGGGTAGTTGATGGCCGGACCGGGACTGCCCGTCAACATTGATGCGACATATGCCGATGCGGGCGATGCTAGCGTCCCGATACACCAGCAGCATCATGACACGGGGCATACAACCCTTAACGCGATAGATAAGGATACGTTGCCGCCGACGCCGGTAATGCTCGCCGGTGTCATCGCTAACAACCAGACCGGCACTACGTACACGCTGGTGCTGGCTGATGCGGGCAAGGTTGTGGAACTCAACAACGCAGGGGTGGTGACCTTGACTATACCTACCAACGCGGCACTTCCGGGGTTTCCCGTTGGTACGGTCATTGAACTGTGGCAGCAAGGTTTAGGGCAAGTAACGGTTGGCGGCGCAGGAGTGACAATCCGTGCGCCTGCTGGCAAGTCGCATATCGCAGCCCAATACGGGTCGGCCACTCTGCGGAAACGTGCGACCGATGAGTGGTGTCTTGAAGGTGATATTTCGTGACTGTCAACGCTCTGCGCCGTGGGACGGTCGCTGGTCGTGGAGCAGTCGCTGTCACGACGGTTGCTTCTGACACGTTCGGTCGGGCCGACGGCGTATTAGGTACCGCCGATGTTGGTGGTGCATGGTCGGTGTTATCGAATACTTGGGCCATTAGTGGTAACGCTGCGCGTCTCACGGCAGGCACGGTGGATACGCAGGCGATTGCGATGCTCCCGGCCGGAGCGGCGGCCAGTCTCGTAGTAGTCGATGTCATGTTGTCAGCGACTAACGCGCATGCCGGTCTAGTCCTTCGCGGGACCGACATAAATTCGTATATGGCCGTTCAGATGTGGCATGCCACCGGAGCAGATCAGTTAAGAATCTCTAAACGTGTATCTGGAGTTTCGACTTATTGGGTGACTACCACGCCGATGAACTTCGTTGCGGGGCGTGGATACACGTTAGCTGTGTTATTAACATCCACGACGGTCACCGCGTATGTGGACGGCGTCGCCTCCGGTAACTACACGTTCCTGGCACAAGACAATACGGATTTGCCAGGGACTAGAGTTGGTTTACGGTCGTGGTGGAATCCGACAACGGACGAGGATAGCGGGTCTCGCTGGGACGATTTGACGGCAACGACTGCGACGACGTTAGTGCCGCGACTGCCAGCCCCTCCAATAGCGCCAACAGCTACGGTAGTCGATTCGACCACGGTCACTGTGGCGTGGACGCAGGCCGGGAACGGTTCGTCGCCGTTGACTAGTTATACGGTGACGTCCAGTGCGGGACCTACGTTCACGGGGATTAGTGCTGCTGCTACTACGTTTAACGCAACGGGACTGACGTCTGTAGCCCAAACTTTTACAGTGACTGCTGTTAATACGGTAGGTTCCCGAGTAAGTGTTGCGTCGAACTCTGTTACTCCGGTCTCATCTATTCCTTTCGCGAAGTACTGTGCGCCTGGCGGCAGCAACTCAAATCCGGGAACCATCGGGGCGCCTTACCTTACCATTCAGAAACTCGCGGATAATCTTAGTGCGGGGCAGAATGGGGCTATCCGAGGCGGAACATACACGACAAGTGCGGGGGGAATGCTCCTTCAGACCACTGTCGGAGGAACTTCCGGGAATCTGCTTAGACTCATTGGGTATCCTGGCGATTCACGACCTCAGCTTGTGGGAGGCGTGGAACTTAACACTAGTTATACGTCGTTAGAGAACGTCGATATTAGCTTGAGCAACAGCGGGTCTAATTTGGTTCCGATCGGCATAGCCAGGGCGGGTGTCGCCGTCACAGGCGCGCAGTTCTACTCGTGCATAATCGATGGCGCCGATCAGAGCGTTCAGGGTATTATGGTCGGCGGCACGAACGTGCAAGCTAATAACTGTGTCTTTGCCGGGTGCATCATACACAATGTTTTGGGGGGTGACCCTACCCCAGGACCGGGACACGGCATCTATTGGTGTACGGGGACTGGGTTGCAAGTTTATGGCTGCATTTTCTATGACATCGGGTTTGCGGGGATGTGGGGCGGCGACTACGGTATGCAGTTATACCCGTCGTCGAGTTTTGCCGTTGTCCAGTACAATACGATAGATCATTGCACTTCTGGAATTGTTTACGGTGACGAACCCGGCACGTCGACTTCGACGGATGGTGGACATAACATTCATCATACTATAGTGTCGAATTTGGTTAATCCGTCGCAGTCGGGTGGGTCAAACGGTCATTCGGCTGTTAACGCTGGGAACACAGTGACTCCAGCATGCACGGTGGATAACTGCCATTGGTACAATAACGCGAATGGCAACGTCACAGCCACCAACACGACAGAGTCGGCGACGACGACAGGTGATCCGTTGTATGTTAACGCGGCGGCCCGAAATTATCGGCTAAATACAGGTAGCCCTGCGGTAGGTAAAGGCGCTTACGCATCAACGACACCGCCGCTTTCTCCATCTGTTTAAGAAGTGCTCCGGTGCTCCAGGGGGATGGTGATAGACGGTGACGCTTCTAGTTAATAGCGGTGAAGGCGGCTCCAACAGTACAACCGTCACCACTGGGAACAGTGGTGGAGCGTCTGGAGATGCATTCACCACTGTTTATACAGGAGGGGGGGCCGCGGCTGCGATCTACGCAACAGGTTCGGCAATTTCTGGCGTCGGGACGCTTGGGTTCTACTCGACGGTAACGGGCGATGCGCCTTTCTCATGGCTGCGTTGGGTGGTTACCGGTAGCGCGATCATGACGCTTCGTGGTTATTTTCGGTTGGGGTCGCTGGCGCCAGTTAGCACTTGCCCAGTCATTTTCAGTGGTGCGGGCGACGCGGTCGCGGGAGGCGCAGGGGTAAATACGGCGGGGTACTTCTCCGTTAGAGGAAGCCCACAGACAGAGGTATGGCAGTCATCCGCGAAACTGGTCGCGAGTACCATATATCGGTTCGAGTTGGCGATACAGGCGGGGACCACAATATCGAATGGGACTATACGCGCAGCGTATTACCTGGGGAATTCGATTACTCCGGTTGAGATGTATGAGGCGCTCAGTACAGCTAATACAGGGACAGCCAACCTGACTTATTGTAACTTTGGTGTATACGGTGGAACGCTCGCACTCGATTATGATGACTTGGCTTTTACGAACGTTTCGACCGGATTCATTGGCCCCGTTTCCGTGCCAGATGATTCTAAGCGGATAAGAGGCCAGGTCCCCGTGCTCGCTGTGGCGAGGGCGGCGACATGGTAAGTGGCGACGGACTTGGTATTCACGAGAAGCGATTTAGGGGTGTACTGCGGTAATGGCCGAAATTTATAGCGTGTCTGTTGATGCGATCGCGCTTGCGGCTGCTACCGCTAAGACGGTGTGTCAGTTGGCTACTGCATCAACTAGCAGAACTTTAATCAAGGAGTGGTGGGTCGAGTTTGACGGGGTTACTGCTACTGCAATTCCGGTGAAGGTAGAGGTCGGTCGTTTTGATATTGCCGTCACGACAGGTACTGCACTGACCGCGAGTGTGGAGGGGCGCCGCGATGGGGCTGGCCCGGATCCGTCTTCAATCGTCACGCATACCACGTCGACCGAGGGGGCGGGCATCCCGGTGCATGGCACGCAGGCGGTGGAGATTCATCGCGTGTCACCAACCAGTGGTATTTATGTGATGTACCCGGATGGTCGGGAACCGATTGTTCCGGTCTCAAAGTTTTGGCGGATCCGTTGTACGGCAGCAGCCATCGTTAACGTGACGTTTGGCGTGGCGTGGGCCGAGTGATGACGACCGAGAGTGGGGTTACTTATGGCAGCGTTAACTAGCGGCCAATATAACGCAGTGTTCTCAGACGGTCAATGCGACAAGACCGCTCTGTACACGCTCAAGAATGTTACTGCAGGTGACACGGCCGACCTTAGTGGACATTTCGCTGTTATAAAGCGCGCTGGCCTTATCTCTGCGACTGGAGTTACTATTGCGTCCTGCCCGATTGCGGGGACTGTTATTACTGTCCCGGCTGGTCCGGCCGCGGATGGCGTGTGGGTTCTCGCTGTGGGAGTGTCCGCCTAATATCGGCTCGATTTTAGGGGGACGTTATGGCCCGCGCTGGCCGCTTGTTCCCGATGCCGCTGGTTCGGCACACCCATCCGATTGCGGCTCCGGCTGGGGCTACTGCTGTAACTTTGAGCGATGCAGGCGCGGCTACTGCTGATGTTGTAACTGTTGCTGCTGTAGCGGCGTTGGGCGATACGGGCGTAGGTGCGGACTCGCTGGTTGTTACTGCTGTAGCGACGTTGGGCGAGACGGGGGCAGCGGCCAACTCATTTAGCGTGACTGTTGCTGCTGCGCTAAATGATAGCGGTGTCGGAGCGGATAACTTCGTACTTGCTGCGCTGGCCGTTTTGTCCGAGACAGGCGCAACTACGGACACAGTGTCCGCGGTTGCGCTGACCGTAATGTCCGACGCAGGTACGGCCGCAGACAGTTCGTCGTCGGCGCGGCCCGTAGCATTGTCGGACACCAGTCAGGTAGTGGACAGTTCGGCAGCGAATGCCGCCGTGTCGTTTACGGACGTAGGCATCGTCGCAGATGCATCAATTATCGGATCGGCTGTCCTAGTCGGTGATGCTGGTGCTGTCGTTGACACGCTCACTTTGGGCGTTGCTACGCCGATAGGCGATCAGGGCGCGGCCGCGGACTTCCTGGCGGTTGGAGCGGCCGTCCCCGGCAGCGAGTCTGGCGCTGGCGTGGACAGTCTGGCAGCGGCCGCTCTCGTTCCCCTTTCCGAGAGCGGCGCGGCTGCGGACAGTTTGACTGTCGCTGTTCCGATTGCACTTGCGGACGCAGCGTCGGCTGCAGATACCGCGATAGTGGCAGCGGCGGCTGTTGCCGGGGATGTCGGGACCAGCGCTGACAGTCTCGCCGTCGCTGCTTCGGGGCTTCTTACTGAGACCGGGACAACTGTAGATAACGTTACTGTAGCGGTCTCTAGTGCTCCGATGCTCGCGGAGGCTGGAGCTGGTTCTGACTCTGTGACGGCTGTGGTAGTTGCAGCAGTGACGAGCGATACGGGTTCGGCTGCAGATAGTTTCGCCGTCGCTGTTCCGGTGGCTCTCGCAGATGCCGGCGCGGGCGCAGATACTGTGGCTGTCGCAGTTGCGATTGCCGCTGGGGATGTCGGGTCGGGCGTCGACACATGCACTGCCACTGTCACGGGACTTCTCGCTGAGTCTGGGACAGCCGCAGATAGTCTCTTTGTTGCCGTTCCGGCGGCCTTCGCAGATTCGGCCACGAGTGCGGATGCCGCAACGGTCGCAGTGACGGTCGCGGTGGGTGATGCCAGCGTCAGCGCTGACACTGTTACGGTCATTGTCGCAACGTCTCTTACTGAGTCTGGGGTAGTTGCGGACGGCATCACCGTTGCAGGTTCTACCGCGCCAATTCTTGCGGACGCGGGCGCGTCCGCGGACAGTTTCGTGGTTGTTGTCGCGTCGTCGGCGGGCGACACGGGGACGGCCGCTGATGGCCTCGCTGTCGCTCGGCCTGTTCCGTTGGGCGATACGGGAGCGGCGGCGGATTCCGCGGCAGTCGCGGTCGCGCTAAGCGCCAGCGATGCCGGTGCAGGTGCGGAAACGACGACGGTTGTAGCCGCCGCGACCCTCGGCGATGTCGGGAGTGGCGTCGATTCGGTTACGGTCGAACAGGGGATACCCAAGACTCTCAGCGACGTCGGGTCTGGCGTGGACTCCACGTCGGTGGGCGTGGCCGCTAATGTGAGCGATACGGGCGCCGCCGCCGACAACACAACTGTCACGGCTGGAACCCAGCTCGCGGACACGGGCGCTGGCACGGACACGCTGTCGGTTGGCGCTCCAGTGGCCTTCGCCGAGGCGGGGACAGCCGCTGACAGCTTCGGAGTGGTAGCAGCGGTGGCTGCGCCAGATACTGGCGCGGGCGCTGACAGCGTTGCCATCACGGCCATAGTCGGTTTGAATGACGCGGCTACTGGTGCGGACGCGCTTACGGTTGGAGGCTCCAGCACACCCATCCTCTCTGAGGTTGGTCAATGCGCGGATGGTCTCGCAGTCGTCGCCGTTAACTCTTTGAGCGATGGCGGCGTGGTCACGGACGGTCTAACTGTCGATCAGGGGGTCACGCTTAAAACGCTGGCGGATACCGGAACTGGCGCAGATGCGTCCGCCGTCGTAGTAGTCGCCATTGCCGTCGATTCGGGCGTCAGCGCCGACACGGCCGCTGTTTCCGCAGCGGCTCCCTTCGTCGAGGCTGGTCAGGGCGTTGAAAGTCTGGTCGTGGGGGTTGTCCCTGCAGCGTTTAGCGATGCTGGGGTGGTCGCTGACGTTTTGACGGTCATGTCCGCGATCCCTGTATCGGACGCGGGCACGGCGGCCGACGCCGTCGCTGTTACGGCCGCAGGCACGGTCGGCGACACGGGCATTGGCGCGGATGCGCTAACGGTTGCAGGATCTAGCACACCCATTCTCTCTGATGTCGGACAAGGCGCTGACAGTCTCAACGTTGTCTCTATCGGTAGCGTTGGGGACGCAGGAGTCGCCGCCGACACGCTAGGTGTTGCTAAGACGGTCCAGCTGACCGACGTCGGGTCAGGGACAGACAATGTTCAGGTCGCGGGCGGACCTTTGCTCGTAGATACGGGCGCTGCGGTTGATGCCTTCATCGTCACCGCCATTTCGCCACTTTCGGATGGTGGCGTAGCCGCTGACACGATAGCCGAAACTGTCGCGACGACCCTGCCGGACGTGGGCACGGCCGCGGATAGCTTCATCGGTGCGCGCGTCGTTGTCCTTAGCGATGCGGGCGCGGGCGCGGACTCGGGCGGCGCCGCGGCGGCTCTTAACATGTTCGATGCCGGAGTCGGCACAGATGGTCTAGCAGTCAGCGCCACCATCGAACTCGACGATGCAGGTATCGCCGCCGAACAGTTCTCTGCGTCTGGGCCGGGTGCGCCATCACCGCTTATTGTCCGGACCACCGTCATCGTTACGAGTACTGCGACGATGGCCACTGCAGTGCTAAGCGCCGTCACTAATCAACTGATACCTGCTTCTGTGGTAACGGCGCAAGCGTTCGCGGGCGCATGATGGCAGTCACTATCGACGGGTCGACCCCGGCCGTAGTTAGTGCGAGCGCCTTATCGGTGCAATCGGCGTCGTTCACCCCACCCGCTGGCTCGTTAGTTGTCGCCTTGTGTGCGTTAGGCAATGGCTCCGGGGCGGGGACCTTAAATAACGGCGCAGTAACGGATACCCTAAGCGGTTCATGGAAACTGCTAAAGCGGGAAAATCCGACTGCTCCCACAGCCGAAGTATTCTGTCGTGACGGCACCGGCTCAGCAATGCAAGTAACGTACACGTCCGGACAAAATGACGTTTTACTAAAGGTGCTGGTACTGACAGGAGCGCTGGCTTCAGCGAGTCAGCCTGGTGCGACGGCCCTGGTCAACAGCACTGCATACAGCGTTGCTATAACGGTCACGACAGCCGGCTCATTAATCGTCGGCACACTGGCACGAGCAACTGACGCTCAGGCATTGACCGTCAATGGGGTCACAACCTCCTTAGGCTCATTTAATGGTTTCGCCGGCGATACAACCGGCGCGTTCCGCCTGACGGCGAATGGTACGCCAGGAGCGGTGACCGTTGGTTATTCCAATACGGCGGCGGCTACGAACAGTTTGGTGGCCGTCGAGGTCATGCCGACCGCGGGAGGCACGCCTGTTTCCCTGGCCCAGACGGGTAGTGCTTCAGACACGTTCAGCGTGGCATGGAGCGGGCCCCTAGCAGAGACGGGTAGCGCGTCCGACACGCTCGTCGTGGCACGGAGTGGGTTCCTAGCAGAGACGGGTAGCGTGTCCGACACGCTTACTGTCTCAGTAATGACGACAATAGGTGGCGGGTACGTAGGCGGATACCGCACAGGTTATGTAGGCAACACGTACGCGTCACTGGCTCAGACGGGCAGTGCGTCTGACACGCTTAGCGTTTCGACGACGACGACGTTAGGCGGCGGCGGGTACGTAGGCGGGTACCTCACAGGGTACGTGCAGGCCGGGGTCATCGCGCTAGATGGCGCAGCGACCACCGCTAATACGGGCGCGAGTCAAACTGCCACGCAGTTGGGCATCGTTATGCCGGTCTGCGTGTCCGGGTCTGTTGTCATTATTGGGGGCAGTCTCCGGGTCAACGGGGCCACTTCGGGCGCCGCTATTTGCACACCGCCCGGGACTGTAATTGAACGCGGACACTTACAGCGAGATGCGACTCCTCCCGCCGAGCTGTTTGTTTGGACTTGGGTGTCAAATGGAACAACCCCGACGCACACGTTCGCATTTACTGGGCCAGCAGGGAGCACGGGCTACGCCATCGGCCTGGTAGCGCAAGGATATGCGGGCGTCGAAATTGCTACTCCGATAGATTCGCTGACGTTGCTGGCTGAGGTCGCATCAGCTTCGCCACACACGACCCCGGCTGTTGTCGCGCCCGCATCGACAGGTTGGGCGCTCGCGCTGTTCGCGGACCGTAACTCGTCGTCGTGGATTCCGACGGCTCCGCTGATCGAACGGGCGGACACGGCCGGCGGCGTTAACTGTGCTTCTGTTGAGCTTTGCGATTCAGCGGGGACCGTAACCGTAGGTAGTCATTCGTATGTTAGTACGGGGACGGCCGCCACTACCGCAGCCGTCATGGCACTAGGCTATTTGCACCAGTTTACCGGGTCGGTCGTTGCTATTCCCCAGTCCGATAACGGACAGTGCGGGGAGTCACTTCTCGTTGCGACTGTTACTCCTCTGAGTGACGCGGGAATTGTCGCAGATACGCTAACGGTAACGCTCGGACTTAGCGACGCTGGAATTGGCGCGACGACCTGCGCTGTTAATGTTGCGGTCTCGTTGAGCGATATCGCGTCAGTGTCTGACACGTTGAATGTCGCGGTCTTGAACCTGCTGAATGAGACCGCGTTAGCATTCGACACGCTCGGTATAGCGGCTTTGAATCTGCTTGTTGACGTCGCTGCGGCGACTGATGGATTCGTCGTCGCTGCTTCGAGTTCGGTGGGCGACGCGGGTGCGGTTGCGACGACTGTCGCGGTCAGCGCTGCGACTTCGTTGACCGACGCGAGTATCGCTATAGATAGTTTTGCGGCCGGCGTTGCGGTACTGGTGAGTGACACTAGTTTGGGCGCGGATAGTCTTAGTGTCGCGGTCATGGGGACGCCGATCCTAGTAGAAGTAGGCGTCGCATCCGATACGTTTAGCATTGATTCTAGGTTGCTGAGCGATAGTGCATTAGCATCTAATGCGTTCAATGCTAATGCTTCGACTCAGCTGAGCGAAACCGTATCAGTGTCCGATACGTTCAATATCGTAGCTTCAAACTTGCTGGGTGACGTTGCATTGGTGGCCGATGCGATTAACGTTATAGCTTCGAACTTGTTAAACGATAATGCCTCAGTATCCGACGTACTTAATGTGGCGGCCACAAGGTCGTTCAGTGAGAGCGCACTAGTGTCCGATGTGCTTAATGCATTGGCCCCGAACTCGCTCAGCGACAGCGCGACAAGTGCGGACACGTTCACGGTCACTGTCGTGGTGCTGTTGTCCGCGACCGCGTCGTCTTCGGACACGATGCAGGTCGCAGGTGTTATACGAATGCTCCCACAGGGTATCGGGGTCACGGTCATGCTCGGCTCCGGGCTGGGCAACATAAGAACGGTTGCTAGCGGCATGACGTCAACTGTCGTGCAAGCTGGCAACGGTCAATCGGGTGCGGCGCCACAAGGGAACCGCGGGAACAGTTCGGCGGTGGTGCAGTGACAGACTTCTGGTGGAAGAGACACGACACATTCCCCGCCATTCAAGTCCAACTGTTGGACGCGGTTGGTGTGCCGGTCAACGTGTCAGGCTCCGTTGTTAAGTTCATCATGAAATTGGACGGTGGCGTGGGGGTCGTGGTTAACGCTTCTGCGACGATCGTTAACGGTTCTAGCGGGATCGTGTCTTACACTCCAATTGCGGCTGACACGGCCACGGCCGGCAGTTACACCGCGGAATGGCAGGTCACCTTTTCAGGTGGGGGAAAGCAGACGTTCCCCGATCCTGGTTTCAACACGGTTCTGATCACGGCCGACCTTGACGATGCTTGATCGGGGGATGCCATGCGTGTGCCGCTAGGTCAGTCCATGCGGGTTACCACGGAGATCCGCGATCTTTCCGGGGTGTTGGCAGACCCGGATGACACGGTAACGCTATATTTGCATAGGCCTGATGCGACTGTTGGGACGTATGCGAGCCCGTCGCATACTGCAGTCGGAAAGTTTTACCAGGATCTTGTGTCCGTCGACCTGTCGCAGCTCGGGCACTATTCGTATGCGTGGGTAACCACAAGCGTTTCCGGTGTGGCGGCAGGTGTTTCGCCAAGCGGCGATTTTGATGTCTTTGATCCGCTTGAAACGTCAGTTCTTCCGCTGCAGGACGCGAAGGACGCTCTCAATATTGCGCAGTCGAACACGGCGTACGATATTGAGATTGCAGTTATGGTCGCGTCGATTGAGTCGACATTGGAACGTATCACCGGCGGTCCACTGGTGACGACGTCGATTAGCGAGCGGGTGAAGGTCGGACATGGTTATCGGTCGCTGGTACTGCGGCAACGTCCAGTCGTCGCGGTAACGTCTATCACCGATATTGCGTCTGGTACGGCACTTCTGAGCACAGACCTGGACGTGGACACGAACGCGGGTATTATCCGACGCAAGCTAGAATTGCCATTCTGGTCGCGCGGTCCGTACTACACGGTCGTGTACACGGCCGGCTGGGGGGCGTCCTTGCCGGCCGCGTTTAACCTGGCGGCGCGGATCCTGCTGGCGCACTTGTGGGAGACGCAGCAAGGGCCGGGGCAGCGGCCGGTGATGGGCGCCGGCGGGTTCGACGCAGCCACGCAGTCGTATCACAACGTGGGGCTCGGCTTCGCCATCCCGAACCGTGTGGTGGAGATCATGGCGCCGTACGCGAGCCAGGTGTCATTGTGATAACAACCGTCGTACCGGCCCTTATTGATTGGCTAGTAGCCACGTTCGCCGCTGCTCCTGAACTAGCGGGTGTGACCGTGTACGACGGTCCGGTCACAACAGGTGAACCGTCCCAGCTTGTTCTATGGGTCGGGCTCAACGATCCGGACAGTGTGTCCGCGCCGATCGCTGCCGAATCGCAGGAGGAGTGGGTGGGGCTCGGTGCACGACAGCGCAACGAGTACGTGACGGTGCATTGTGTCGCTGAAGCGTGGGCCGGCACTACAGATGTGCGTGCGATTCGCACGGCCGCCTACGGGATCGTCGCAGCCGTTGAGGTGATCCTGCAGGCCGATCCGACATTGGGCGGTCTGGTTCTATTCACGGATCCGACGATGCCGCAGCGGCAACTCCGGCAGAACAACACGGCGAACGGACAATTGGCCCGCATCGCCTTTTCGATTAAGGCGAAAGCCCGGATAGGAGGATGACGGTGGCCCAGTATAAGAACGTGTCGGGCAGCACCATATCAGTGCCAATCGTTGCGGACATAAACGGCCAACTTCAGGATGTCGCTAATCAGCAGGTCGTCACAGTTCCCGACGATGTTGTCATGTCCGCCGAGTATTTCGTCGTTTATCCGTAGGAGAGGATCAGAGTGGCCCGCTGGGAAAATCATTCAGGTAGCACCGTGTCAGTCCCCGCTGCAGGCAGGGACGTCGATGCGGACGAAGTCGTCGAAGTTCCTGATGACGTGGTGCTGCCATCCAACTATTTTCGCTTGGAAGGCGCGCCGGCTCCTGAGTCGTTGGTCGAAGTGCCGGACCCTGTCCTTGACACGTTTACAGTCGCCCCAGTTGAAGGAGAGTAACGCAGATGCCGATCTACAACTCTGGACTCGGTGCTAGCTTCGGCGTCGGCGTCGAAGCGTCCGGCACGGGCATTGGGACGTGGGTCCCGCCCACCGGCTGGTATGAAATCTTGGACGAGTCGTTCCAGCTTGTCCCGAAATATTTGGACTCCACATCGTTGAAGCCTGGCCAGGCGTTCCAGCGAGGCGTGCGTACCAGCATCAGCGAGTACGACGTTAACGGCGATCTGACGATGGAATGCATCAGCCGCGGCACGACCACAACCGGTTCGTACGGAATGCAGTTCTGGTGGAAGTACGCACTCGGCAGCACGTGGACAACTGGTGTAGTCGAGTCCGGCACCGCGTACCGGCACGTCCTCACCCCAGGGACGAAGGATGGGATGGGCCTGTCCGTTGAGTGCGGCCGTCCATCAACCACATCAACGGCTGCGCAGCGTTTCGCCTATAGCGGCTGCAAGGTTCAGAAGTGGGACTTCTCCTGCTCGGAAGGTCAGCTCGCCAACCTCAAAATGACCTTCGACGGTATTCGTGAGTCCACAACCGGCACGATCGTCAGCCCGGTCTATGCGGCCGCTACCGCCCAGCCCAGCATCTTCTCATTCGCGGATGCATCAACGTTCCTAATTGGCACGGGCGCGACCACAACGACCGGTGGCACCGGCACGGCAGCGACCGGGCAGACAACCCTTAACGGCACTGCAGCAGTTGCCCACGTCGTCAAGGGCATGACTCTCTCCGGTGACACTCCGGTTGCGTCTGCGCGGTACGGCCTCGGGTCGAGTGGTTTCAAGCGGGAGCAGTTGCAGAACGGTTTCCCGATCCTCAGCGGAACGCTAGATGCAGAATTTACCAACAAGACCGAGTTCTATGACTTGTTCACGACTAACGCGTTCCGTAGCCTGCAGATCGACTTCACCAATTATATCGGCGGTGTGGATGCGGCTGGTGCCACTGGTGGGACTGGTACGACCCCGTACCGGCTGTCGTTTGTGCTGCCTATGGTGAAGTTCAAGACCGGACAGGTTTCGCTGAACGGGCCGGACCTCCTCACTGAAAAGATTAGCTTCCAGGCGTATGATGATGGGGCGAACCCGCCGATTCAGGTTAAGCTCGTAAGCACCGATCAGGCGCTGTAACTTCAACGGAAACATGGGGAGATCGAATGCCGGAAGTCAAGCTGTCCGACGGTAATACTGCTGTGGTCCGCGAATTGGAGGACATGACCCGCGGTGATGTGCGGGGAGCGTTCAAACTCGCGGACCTCGACGGGGTTAATACGGGCACCGGTCAGCTGGGTATGGACACGGTTGGCGCGTTGCAGGATGCGATCCTTGTAAGGTTCGTTGAATCGTGGACTTTGACGGACAAGGAAGGTAAGCCGCTCGCCGTCACGATGAAGACGATTAAAGGTCTTAAATTGAAGGATTATAACCCGCTAGCGACGGCGGTCGCCCCAGTTCTCGGCGAGGTCATTAGCGGCAGTAGTGAGACGCCGGACCCTACATCCGAGGAACTATCGTCGCCATCGGACGACACGGACTCAACGAACGACTAGCTAAACGGTTAACGCAGGAATGGTTGGATGCGCTCGATGACTTTTGGTGGGCCGACCGTTTCGGCTGGGACCCGAATACTGTGGATAGCGTCAATGCGCGGCGTGCGCACCTGCTGAAACAGGCGACGGGCGCTATCGATGAGGGTCGGCAGCTCGCTGAGAAAGAACAGGCTGAGAAGAGGTGACCGTCGATGATTGTCGTCAAGGTTGACATGATGGCGGTCAACGAGTGCGTCCGACATTCATCGGAGTGGCGGGCGCACTGTGAGCATCTGGCGACCAAAGGGCTCGCGCATGCACGGTCGATCGCTCCTGTGAAGACGGGGGCCTACAGAGCTAGCTTGTATGCAGAGATTGGCTCTGTGTCTGTCCCTAACGCTGTTCAAGGGGCCCCTGCGACGCGAGTAGGTACGAGTTCCGATCATGGCCTAGAAGTTGAGTTCCAACGTCCCAAGCGCTATCTGGTATTGCTTCGTACGCTCGACCATCTGGGGTCGGAGACCTGATGCCGACACTCATCGGGACCGGCTTTATCGAAGTTGTACCTATGATCGTCCCCGGCTTCGCTGCGAAACTGTCAGCAGAGATGGCGGCCGGGACGAAGCTCGCGGGCGTTAAAGCGGCGGCCGAAGCCGAGGGGGCTGGTGCGCTGGCCGGGCGTCGGTATGTGGGCGGCATGCGGGGCTCGTTGGGTGGGCTCATGAAAGCGGTCGCAGCTATTGGCATCGCGGACGTGCTTTTCAAGGTGGGTAGCGAGTTCGACAAAGCGTACGACAATATAAGGGTGCGGACGGGTGCTACCGGCGCAGTCTTTGAGGGTTTGAAGACTAGCCTTAAGAATGTTGCGGTGCAATCTTCGTCTAGTATTGGTGACATCGGCACTGCGATGGCCGATTTGAACGCGCGGACCGGGCAGACAGGGCCGGGACTGGAAACTCTTACGAGGCAGATGCTGGCGCTGTCGTCGCGTATGGGTGGGGACCTTCGCGACAATATTCGGCAAACAACGCGGCTGTTCGGTGACTGGAGTATCTCCACTAAAGACCAGAGCGGAACGCTTGACTTCTTGTTCAAAGCCGCGCAGAAGACCGGGGTCGGCATATCAGACCTAGAAGAAAAGGTGGTGTTCTTCGGAGCGCCGTTGCGGCAGTTCGGGTTTAGTTTCCAAGATGCAGCTACTATGCTGGCTAAGTGGGAGAAAGAGGGCGTCAACATCACGACGGTCCTCGCCGGTATGCGCATGGGTCTCGGCAACTTGACGAGCGAGACGAAGCGCGCTGCCATCGAGAAGGACCTGGGCATTAAGATAAGCAAGGATCCGAAGGTCGCCCTGGTGCAGATCGAGGATGCTATTAAGCACGCTGGGTCGGCCGCTGAAGCCAACCACATGGCGTTCACGGTCTTCGGCAAGCGCGCCGGGCCGGACATGGCCGCGGCCATCCGCGAGGGCCGTTTTGACATTAAGGGTCTCGAAGCAGACATTAACCGGTCTGGGGAGACAATTCTTGGTACGGCGAACAAAGTGGTCTCTTTCCAACAGACTTGGGCCAGGCTTAAGAACATACTTAAGGTGACGGTTGAACCGTTAGCTATAGCGGTATTTAACGGGATAAGTGAAGCGCTTAAGCGGGTCGTTGGGCCGGCTGCTGCTTTTGCAAAACTTATGCAGAACAATAAAGACGTTGTTGGCGTGCTGGTTACAGTGTTGGGGATTCTTGCGGCTACGGTTCTGATAGTGAATACGGCGCAAAAAGCATACAACGCGACGCTAGCGGCCTACCGTACAGCGTCCGCTGCTGCGACTGCGTCATCTCGAGCGCTTGGTACCGCTATCACCTTCGCGACCGGACCGATCGGCGTTATCATTGTGGCGATTGCGGCGTTGGTCGCAGCTGTGATTTTGTTGTGGACGCACTGGGATCAGGTATGGAATTGGATCGCCAACCATAAAGCTCTAGCGGCTGTTATCGCCATATTGGGCGGACCGATAGTCCTACCCATATTTGCTATTGTCGCCGCGCTTAGGTTCCTCAAGGAGAATTGGGGAACGATATGGAATGGTTTGAAAGCTGCGGTGCAAGGGTTCGTTGATTTCTTCGTTCAACTTCCCGGCCGTGTAGTCGACTTCTTTGTAAAGCTTCCTGGGCGGATACTTGATGCGTTGAAAGCGTTGCCTGGACTGTTGCTCGGCGCCGGTAGAGCGATCATAACAGGCTTGGTGGATGGCATCACCGCGGCTGCATCAATGGTGTGGGACTTCTTCACGAAACTCCCCGGCCGCATTATGGGTTTTGTTGGCTTTGCGTTAGGACTGCTAGTTCGCATCGGCGCTGACATTGTCAAGGGTTTGTGGAACGGCATCACTACGGCTGCGTCGATGGTGTGGGACTTCTTCACGAAGCTTCCCGGTCGCATTATGGGTTTCGTTGGCTTTGCGTTAGGACTGTTGGTCCGTGTCGGGATCGATATTCTGAAGGGGTTGGCTAACGGTATAGTTTCGGGTGCGTCAGCGGTTTGGAACTGGTTTAAAGACCTGCCTGGAAACATTAAGAAGTGGATCGTAAAGGCGGATGTTTGGCTAGTAGAGACAGGTAAGGCTATTCTGCATGGCATATGGAATGGCATTACCACGGCTGCGGCGGCGGTTTGGAACTGGTTTAAGGACCTGCCTGGAAACATTAAGAAGTGGATCATAAAGGCTGATACTTGGTTAGTGGAAACTGGCAAGGCCATCTTGCGGGGTTTGCGGGATGGTCTTATCGCGGCAGTTGTAGCGGTTGCGAACTGGTTTAAAGATCTCCCCGGAAATATCAAGAAGTGGATCATTAAGGCAGATGTTTGGTTAGTAGAAACCGGAAAGGATGTTCTTAAGGGCTTTCTCAAGGGTATTTGGGAAGGCATTAAGGACGTCGGTCGCTGGATTAAGGACAACATAATACAACCCGTCATAGACGGCTTTAAGCACGGTCTGGGCATATCGTCACCGTCGACCCTAATGGTGGAGATAGGCAAGGACCTGATCCGAGGCTTCCTTAATGGGATGTTAGCCGCCGCTGGCTTATTGTGGGACTTTATTAAGGGTATCCCTGGTAAGATACTGGATCTGCTCAAGGGCGCTGGTAGCGGTCTGCTCAATGCGGGTAAATCTATTGTCGGTGGTCTGGTCGACGGTATTAAGGGGGCGGCAGGTGCTGTAGGGTCTGCCGCTAAGGGCATCGTCGACACATTGTTATCTCCGTTTACCAATAAGAACTCTGACGCTGCTATAGCTAAGTTCATGGGGTCTGTCACGGGCGCGATCGGTGGCGTCAGATCCGGGATGGCAGTAGCAGCGACCTCGGTCGGTACTTCGCTGGGGCTCATGGTCGGTTCGATGGGGAACGCTCAGAAGAGCGCGGCCGTCAGTATGGGTCTTGTCGCGGGAAGTCTCACCGGCATGGCAGCTACGGCCGCGACGAAACTGGGTCAGATCATCGGCAATGAGGGTCTGATGGCGACCAGTGTGGGTAACGCTACTGGTAAGGCTACGCAGCAGATGACGATGCATCAGGCTGGCCTTGCTGGTTTAGCTGCTGGTGCAGCATCGAAACTGGGTGCAGTCGTCGCATCGGAGAATTCGATGGCTGCTGGCGTCGGTGCTGCTACTGGTAAGGCTACGCAGCAGATGACGATGCATCAGGCTGGTCTTGCTGGTTTAGCCGCTGGTGCGGCATCGAAACTTGGTGCAGTTGTTGCATCCGAGAACGTAATGGCTGCAGGCGTGGGCGCGGCCACTGGCAAGGCTACGCAGCAGATGACGTTGCATGAGGCTGGGCTTGCTGGGCTAGCAGCGATGGCGGCGTCGCGTTTGGGTGCGGTCGTTGCCTCTGAGGGTCTGATGGCGACCGGTACGGAAGGCGCCACCAACCGGGTCAATACGCAGACGACTAGACACACTGCGCTGATGGCTGCTCTCGCTGCTGCGGCTGCCACCCACATGGGTCAGATTGTCGGTTCGGAATCGTTGATGGCGACCGGTACGGAAGGCGCCACCAACCGGGTCAATACGCAGCAAATACGACATATCGCATTGATGGCAGCACTCGCAGCTGCGGCTGCAACCCATATGGGTCAGATCATTGGCAGCGAGTCGTCAATGGCGGCCGGCACTGAGGGTGCTACGAACCGGGTCAATACGCAGCAGACACGGCATATTGGACTGATGGCGACGCTCGCTGCGGCTGCCGCTACACACATGGGTCAGATCATCGGTAGCGAGTCGTTGATGGCTACCGGCACCGAGGGTGCGACCACTCGGGTGCAGTCGGCAGCGCAACGGCATATCGCACAGATGGACACTCTGCAGGCGAACGTGGCCACACGCATGGGGCAGATCGTCGCGTCCGCGCTTAACATGGCGAGCAACACGGAGGCCACAACTGGCCGTGCCATTGGTGCGTTTATCAAAATGCAGGGATCCGTCGATAGCTTGCATGGTAAGGATATTAAGGTCACCGCGGGCGCGGATGTTACGATATCGCAGCACGTCATTGATATGACGAAGCAGCTGGGGATTGCGTTCGCAGCCGCTGAAGGTGGTTTCCTCCCATCGCAGGCAACCATCGCGCAGCCGGTTGCGGGTCGCGGGCTCGTCCAGTGGGCTGAGCCGGAAACGGGCGGTGAGGCGTTCATTCCGCTGGCCCCGCAGAAGCGGAAGCGGTCGGTCGAGATTTGGCAGACGACAGGAAAGATTCTCGGGCAGTTCGCTGGCGGCGGCCTGCTGAACATTAACCTACCGGATATCAATTCCGCCGAGTGGCTGCGGTCGTTCCCAGCGTTCCAAAGTGACGCTGAGGGTATAACAACCAAGCTCGGTCAGAACATCGACAATAAGCTGGGCGCGAAGATAGGCACCGCAGTTACGCAGAAGATCACTGACGCCTTGACCGCGATGGTCATCGCGCTGCAGGCTGGGGCAGGCGGTGGAAGCGGCCAGGGTGTCGCGAACGCTGCAGAGGTCGTGGCCTACGCGAAATCGTTCCTCGGCGATCGGTATGGTCCGCCGTACTATGACCCTTCGGGGTTCTCGTGCGATGGGTTCATTTGGTACGTATTCAAGCATTTTGGGATCGGTATGCCCACAGGGGCAACTAACCAGATGAATGCTGTGCAGCGGATATCGGAAGGGCAATCTGCGCCGGGGGACGTTGTCGGTTTTCACCAGAACGGACCTTCTGGTGGGAACCCGTTAGGGCTAGAGTTCCACCATATTGCGATGGTGACTGGTCCTAATCAGCAGATCGCTGCAGCCAACCCTGCTGCAGGTGTTTGTATGGGCTCTATATCTGGTACGAACCAGGGTCCAGGTGCCTATGTTCGCTATGGTCGCGTGCTACAAAATCTAAACCCTGGGTGGTCGGCGGGCGCCGCCGCCAGCGCAGGAGGCGCTCTCGGCGCAGCGGTAGGAGGTCATTTCACTCAGGGGCAGATAGAAGCCGCGATGCGGATTGTCGGTGCGTCGGCGAGTGTCGCCCACATCTTCAGCGCAATTGCTATGAATGAGAACCCTGCCTCTACCCGCGTCTCAAACTCGACCGGGACTTACGATAGCGTGTTCGCGCTGCAAGAGGCGTGGACGATCCCAATGGGTATTGATATAAATCGGCTCAATACCGACATCGTTTATGCCGCCGGCGTTGCTTACAACTTGTACAAGAAGAGCGGGTTTACCCCGTGGGAGGCGTACACTAACGGTAATTATCGTCGCAACATGGCCGAGGGCGGCATCCTGGGCATGGCGGCCGGCGGCGTAGTCCCAGGCACTGGAACGGGCGACACGGTGCCGGCCATGTTGCAGCCTAAAGAGTTCGTGATGACTAAAGCTGCGACCGCGAAGTTCCTCCCGCTGTTGCAATCACTGAATGCCGAGTCGGGGGGTAGCAGTCATCCTAGAACGACACGCATGGGATCGAGTCCTCTTCCCGGCATAGGTATACCCTCGGGCGCAGGATTGGGAATGGACCAAATCCCCACGTTTAGCGGCGGCGGCGGTGCAGGCTCCGCGATTGGGAGCTGGTTCTATCTGCACCAGTGGATATATTTCCTAGGTCAGTGGCATCAGCGCTGGTGGTGGAACGCGCTCTGGGCTTACTTGAAGGCCAGGCTTGCAGCACAGTGGCGTCTAAATCATCCTCAGGCTTCTGTAGCTAGGCCCGGATCCTTCGTTATTGCCGGAGGTGGGGCAGTCGACGGTTTCGGGATGCTTCCTGCGATGCTAACGCCCGGCGAATATGTGATGGGTCCGTCCGCGGCCGGGAAGTACCGTCCGTTGTTGGAAATGCTTAATAGAAGCGTCGGCGGGACGAATAAGCCTGGGATGACTGCCAATGTCCCGGTCAGATCATTCGATCGTGGTGGGATGATGCCACCAGGTCTCAGTCTTGCGTGGAATGGCACAGGCCGTCCTGAGCAGGTAGGTGGAGGTGCGGGCACAGTCCAGAACAACACTGTGACGCTCACCTTAAACGTGGCTAACGGCGATCCTGTGACGATGCGTGCGGCTGCTCAGCAGGTCGTCGACGACGCGCTCACGGCCTTGTCGCGGCGGCTGTCGTCGGGGGCGGGGAGGAACTGATGGGTAACACCAACCTTCTCCAAGACCCGAATACTTCGTTGGACAATGCTAACTGGACGTTCACCGGTGGTTCGACCGTGGCCGGTGTGCTAGCCGGCGGCACTGACTCAACGTATGCGGTTGCCACTGCGAGCAACGGGACTAGCACCGTCGACTACACTGACGTCTCGATCCCTACTGGGGCGCAGATTCGTTCGGTGACGCTTGTTTTCCGAGCGTTGAGTAGCGGCGGCTATTTCTCAGTCGGCGTCATCCGTTACGGCATGATCAGTCCGAAGATGCTGACTGCAGGCACGAAATCTCCAGGCAGCGCGACGAATTATTCCTGGACGATGCCGTTAGACCCCGCCGGGCAAGCGTGGAATGCTAGCAGCGTTAATACGCTCTCGATGATTTTGGGGGCCAATACCGGGGTACGGGTGATCCAGTCCCGCATCGAGGTCCTGTATAATGAAATGCCTGCAATATCGGCTGTAACGGTTAGCGGGACATCCGCTCGACCTGTTGTATCCTATACGTTCACCGATCCGGGTGGCAATAGCGGGATTCCGGACGCTCAAGAGCGACTAATCGTGCGCGTCTTCGCTGATTATGTGGCCGCCGCCGCCGGATTTAACCCGGAAACTAACACGCGTGCCGTGCATGATTCCGGCGTTGTCTACTCCTCAGCCCCTACCTACACTTTAACTACGTCGTTGCCACCCGGCGGCTACGTCTTCTACGTGAAGGCGTCCGACGCTGGTTCGAACGGCCGTTATTCGTTGTGGGCGTCGTCATCGTATGCGGTAGCAGGCACCCCGCCCGCTTCGCCGACCCTTGTGTCAGCAGTTACCAATGCGTCGAGCGGCTACAATGTGATTACCGCAGCGCAGAATGACAACCTGATGTCGTACAACCAGGGCTCTTTCGAACTGTCTGATGGCACCGGTTGGTATATCGATTCGAACGTTTCGGCGTTGGCCACCGCTGCCACTGCGGCGACCAACGTCGAAGGCTCCAAAGTGCTGGCGATGACCTGCACGTCAGCATCGACTGCAAAAATACGGTCGGGTGGAACGTGGGCGACCGCCGGTCTAGGTGGCTCGCAGAACCTGCAGATACGCACATGGCAGTTTGCGGCACGTAATAGCGACAACACGAATGCGTCGGTGACGATCGCCGCCGCGTCAGGGTCGACATTGTTCGCGTTCACGACTGACGACACGTCCGCAGAGGGTTCGGTAACCGTCTCGTCGGCGCCGTCGTTGACATGGACGTTGGTAAAACGGCAGGGATCTGCGGATTCAGGTCAGTATGATGCGGTCACCATATATAAGTCGTCGGCGACATCAGCGACGACCTATACAGTGCAGACGAATAGTTCGAACTGGGTTCCGTCGATCGGCGTCGCTGAGATTACCGGTGCAGCCGCCAGTCCGGTCGGCGCGTCCGGTGGCGGCGGAACCGTCGGCACAGTTAATGCCTCTTACGCATCTACCGCGGCCGGCTCCTGGGGGTTCCTCGTATACGCCGACTGGAGCGCGTTGGCCATCCCATCCCCCGATGCTAACTCGATCCGGCTGGCCGGAGTCACATCGGGGTCTCCGAACACGTCGATGGTGATGCGTCGCACGTCTCCCACGTCGCTGTCCGGGCAGACAGTAAATTTAACCACCACAAACCCAACCGGCGGCGTCACCGCTAACTACGCCTATGTTGAGGTGCTTCCGGCGACGACGCCACCAGGAGTGCCAGCCACTTCACTGGCCGGGATCCCCGTCGTCGCCGGCGCTGTCTATACGAAGTTCGCGTCCTGCTGGATTTCTAGTCCTGCCAACACTGTGCGTAATGTGCGGGTAGATTGCGAATGGTACGACGTGACCGGCACGATCATATCGACCACGGCTGGTTCTAACTTCGCTACGGTCGCCGGTAACCTTCTCGCAGCACAGTCGGAGACTGTGACCGCGCCAGCCAGCGCAGTATGTGCGGTGCTAGTGCCGCAAACGGTCGACGCGCCAGCGGCCACCAACGTTTACCATTGGGATCGGATGGGGCTCACCCTCGGGGCTAGCGCGCGATGGTTCCGCGGTGGTATGCAAACTAGGAATCTGCTGACCTGCGACCAGGGCAGCCTGCAGAACAGCATCGGTGGATGGACAGTTCTTCTGTCGGCCGCCGCCTACACAACAACAGACCGATTCGCCTACGTTAATGTCAAGTCGGGGCAGGTGCTGCGGACCTACGTGTCATCGCAGCCGAAAACCGCCGCAGCCCAGACGGGACAAATTCTAGCCGCTGAACCTGGCACCACATATACCGCGTACGCATTGGCCATTACGGCGGCTGGCACGCCAAACGGCTGGCTGAGTCTTAACTTTGAAAACGCACAAGGTCAGTCGAAAGGATCGGCCCTCGGTAGTCAAGTCACCCTGGGCACTGCAGCCTGGCAGTTATTGACGGTCACCGGCACAATGCCGCTCGATGCGACAGCTGCTCGACTGCAGGTTAACGCATCGTTGGCTGCTACCGGAACAGGCAACGCTGTCTATTGGACGCGACTTGGCATTGGATTGGGCAGCAGCGCGCCGTCGGCCTGGCAGCCGGGCCCGACACCCAACACGTTCCCGCTCGTCGAAAGTTCCGACGATGGCGGTGTTACGTGGGTGCAGGTCCGTGGCTGCGACGCTGTCAACTTCGACCCAACAACATGGCAGGCTGTCGTCAACGATTACGAGGCGCCAAGCAACGCGACTCGACTCTATCGTGTTAGCACCGCCGGCCTAGACTATGGCATTGACCCATTGGGCTTCTACACGGTCAGTGCGCCGTCCGGCACGGCTTCGCTCACCCTACCAGTCACGGACTTCTACCTGGTAGATTCGTACGTTCCATCCCGTTTCTTCATGGAACAGGAAGGCGAGGTCGACTTTGTCGAGGCGGAACCGCAAACTGTTTATGCGCCGCTAGGGCGTTCCACGGAGATGGTTACTTACGACCGACCAAAGAGTAAACATTTCACGATGAAACTTGGCATGTTGAATGGTGCCGAGTTCGACGCGGTCGGTGCGCTACGCGATTCGGGCCATGTTCTGTTTATGCAAACGCCGTATCCGCGGTCCTGGTATGTGAAGCTTGGGCCCAACATGGCAACCAAGTGGCTGATTTCCCCGGATGTGACCGGCCGGTTCGACGTGACCGTGGAACTAATCGAGGTTGCGAGGCCTGACTAATGTGGCCGGTCAGCGACAAATTCAATAAGGCGATTCATAACACGCATCGGGTTGTTATCCTTGCGGAGCTATGGTCGGCTGGGCAGACAAGCCTACTAGATCCCGGCCTTAACGTTGTCGGTGGCAGTGTCACCATTGACAGAACCGCTAACATCCGGCGTACCGCTACTCTTCAGATCGTTGATGATGCGAGGTTGTTCTCGTCGATCGGTAAATCCGGGCAGTCCGGGTTGGAGCCGTACGGGAACGAGGTCGTACTCTATCGCGGCATCGGATATTCGGATGGAACGCAAGAAATGGTGCCGCTCGGTGTTTTCCCGATTAACGAGACGGACCTTACCGAAACGTCGTCGGGAAGGTCCGTTACGCTAACCCTCACCGACCGTTCGCGGCTGGTCAGCGAAAACAAGTTCGTCACCACATACACGATCGCGTCGGGGACTAGTTTTCTTACGGCCGCGCAGGTCCTCGTCGACTATACGCTACCCTACGATGTGGCCGTCACTAAAGACGTCGAGGCTGTGACGCCGACCACGACCAGCGGCATGACCGTGTTCCACGAATCGGATGACCCATGGGCCGCATTCCAGAAGCTTTGCGCGGCGGTCGGACTTGAAGGGTTCTTCGGACCTACCGGCCAACTTCGAATTCGAGACGTGCCGGACCCGACAGCGGGTAGCCCCATATTCACCTACCTTGACAATGAACTGTCCATTCTGCTGGGGGTCGACAGGAAGTTAGCCCGCAATCCTAATGGTGTTCTCTTAACAAGTTCAGCGTCTAATGCGAGTCCGGTCCGGTCGCTGCAGTACGATAGTAATCCTTCCTCGCCCAGTTACTATTACGGGCCCTACGGGCAGTTCACGGACTTCTATGCCGACCCGCTCGTTACAAGTCAAAGTCAGGCGGATGTGGCCGCTAAAGGACGGCTCAACAAGATTCTCGGTTTGGCCGAGTCGATCAGCCTGTCGGTCATCCCGCATCCGGCGCAGGACGCAGGCGACATAGTGCATGCGACCCGTCTAGTCGACGGCCTCGACACCGATTTCGTGATCGATCAGATTACGATACCGTTGGACGCGACAAGCGCAGCAACAGTTTCCGGCCGGACAAGGATCCCACCAGCATGACAACGCCCCCGCCGACGGTTGGCCAGTTTACCGTGCCGGCGTCGGCCACCGTTCAGGCGGCTGCAGCGCAGATCGCAGCATCGACGCAGAGCACATCGGAAACCGCGGGGATCGTCCCTAGCCTGCGGCAGTGCACGGTTGTTTCCGCGGATGGTGGGACTCCACCAACGTGCACTGTCACGTTCGACGGAACAACGAACGTGGGCAGCATCCGATATCTGGAAAGCTACGTGCCTACAGCCGCCGATGTTGCGTACGGTGTCGTTGTTGGCGGGGTTACCTGGTTGTTAGGGACTTTGGCGGCGGTGGTCCCGGTCGTTCCGTCGGGCGGCATCAACTACACGTATCGGCAACGCACTTCAACGTTCGCGCACAACAGCAGCGGCGTCTATC